CTTGCCACCGATGAAGGAGTGCGCGTTGGTGTCGCCCTCCGCAGCGGTGTTCTGGATCGCGCGCATCACGAGGATACGCTCCAGACCAAACAGTTGTGCCAGTGTCTGCTCCGACGCCATTGCTGGGTTCTGGTTGCCGACGCCGCCAGAATACTTGATGCGGTCAACGATGTCCGGGTGATCCAGCAGCTCGTCAACCACACGCTGCGACATGACGCCGGTGTTCGGCATGAAGCCAGTGGATTCCATCATGTCTGTCTTGGCAGTACGGATGTTGCTGATCGGATCGCCCGAGGTCTGGTCGGACCACTGGACAACTTCGCCTGTACCCGGTGTAGCGGCCACACCAGCATAGTTGGTGCCCCAGATGCCGGAACCGAAGTATTTGGTCGCCCAGTCAACTTCTTTCTGGATCAGCATTTGGTGCAGCAACAGTTCGGTGTTGGCACGTTCAAGCTGAACCGGAGCGTCGGCGTTGGCCTCGACCTGCCATGCAAGCTGGGTCTTGAGGGCGATAACGTCTGCGCGGTAGTTGTCAGTGCTCAGACCGAAACCGGCGATTGCCGCTTCAGTGGCCGGAGCGCGCAGCTCGGCTTGGTTGCGGTTAAAGAAACCCCGGTCATACGTGTAGTACACGTCCGACTGCTTCTGCACGCGGATGTTTGGAAACACCCGCGACGCGACGAAGTTGGAAGCGTTCTGAAGGAACGCGACCGAGATATTGGTGAGAGGCTGATCGGTATGAACAGCGCGTGCGGTGGGTTGCGTCATTGCTGTGGTCTCCTATCAGCCGCGCGGGTGGAACAGGACGGAGATGATCCGACCGTCCGCGCCAGTTTCGAGTGCGGTGCCAAGAATGGCCGCGCCGGAGTCGGCATCTTTGCCTGCCCCGTTTGCACCCGACGAGATGTCGCCGCCGCGTGTTACAGCCGCGCCGCACTTGACCTTGCCCACGCCAGAGATCAGCACGATGGCCGCCTCGTCGGTGTTCGGGTCGTTGCACAGGATGCCGTCGGCGTGTGCGTCGTCGGCAGTCAGTGCCGCTTTGCCGTTCGCGTCAATGGACACGAACTTGTATTGGTGGGTGCGAAGATCAGCGGCTGCGGGGAGCGTGATGCTGATGCCTGCTTTGGTAGTAGCCATGAGTCACTCTCCTCAGTTGGCGGTTGTACGGAGTTCTGTAAGCAGATCCGCGCCGGGGCCAGCCTTGGTCACTTCGGCATAGGCGGTCTCAAACGAGACGTTCTGTGCAGATGCGTGCGCCTTGGCAAGCTCGTTCAACTTGTGCGTCGGGGAGGCTTCATCCGTCTCGGCGGTGCCCTTCTCGACGTACTGCGAAGCCATAGCTGCGTCGGCGGCCTTGAGACCCTTGAGCAGCTCCTCGTCGCCTGCAACGGCAGCCAGCAGCTTGCCTTTGGCAAGATCGGTGCCTGCGAGGTTCGGCAGTTCCGTCGCGCCCGACTTGGCGAGTTCGACTTCCCGAGCCGCCTTTTCCATCTTGGCGATGGCTTCGGCCTGCTTTTCGATGGCCTTCAGGATCGGAGCCGGAACGAGAGACTTCTCAACCCGCTCGCCTTCGATCTCGACATACTCAGGGTCAGCAGCCTTGGTGATGGTGTCGCCATCCACGGTGAAACCAGCTTCTTCAGCCGACTTCTTCATGTTGGCAGCCATATCTTCGGCCTTTTTCTTCTCGTCTTCGGCTTTCATACGCTCTTTGTCCGCGTAGGACGCCTTCTCGGTCAGGTCAGTGACCTGAGACTGGAGGTCTTCCAGCTTCTTCGTGAGTTCTTCGACGGTCACTGAACCATCTCCTTTCTCGGTTAGGTCCGAATTTTCGGACTTGACATAGGGGTTATACCCCGAACGCTTAAATAGCACAACACTCGCGTGCTGATTCGCGGGATTATCGACCAGACTGAGTTCCAGCAGGTCAATATCTTCGAGATCATAAGCCATCACTCTGCCTCCTTGCGACGTGCGCGGCCGCCGATTGACAGCCCTTTGTATTCACCTCGGCGCACCTTGGCCCACTCCTCGTCGCTCTTGACGTAGGTGCCGGTGATCCAACCTTCACGCTCGCTTTGGATGCCGAAGGCGTCTGCAAGTTCTTTGGTCATCGGGAAGGAGTGGATAACCTCGCCCACGTCGTCGCCGTAGTGCATCGCTTTGGCGGCGCGGGCGCTGCGCATGAAGCGGTCTGCCATCTTTTCCATCTGCGCGGGCGCGATGCGGTCGCCCTGTAGATCGGTGACGGTCTCGCCTTTCATGGTGCAGACAGACGCCCAGCCCCACACAATGCGGCGCTCGGTGTCCACCTTCAGGATGTCGGCGGTCTTGGTCACGTTCTCGGTCATGTCGGCCTTTTCCATGTCGGTCACGGCCTCTAGTATGGCGGAAATGGCGCGTTCAAGCAATCCTGTTCCTGATTCGTCCTCGTCGTCCTCGTATTCTTCCTCCTCGATCTCTTCGGGTTCAAGGAGTCCAGCCGCGCTCGCCATCGCTTCGAGATAGTCCTCGTGGCTCTCTCCCGGCATGTAGACGGCTTGGCCGTCAGCGGTCTGGTGGACATGCACTTCGCCCTCCATCCCGAGGTCGTAGCTGCGTGCTGCGGCTTCATCGCGGGTGGTGAAGCTGTCGTCGTTCAGGTAGCGTTTGGCGAGGTCACTCACGGGCGTCTTTGCGGTCCACATTCTGCACGACCAATACCGGGCGCTCGTCTTGTCCGTGGCCGTGTCGCAGGAGTGACGCGAACGGAAGTTGGCGCGGGCCCGCGCGTCATCGCGGCGGATTTCCATGTCCGGATCGCCAAACGTCACACGCTTCACGCGGTCGCCGTCTTTCACATAGACGCCGAACTTTTTGCTCGAACCCTTTGGCATCCGAAACGGCTTGTCCAGTGAGACAGTGCGACCTTGGTACTCGGCCTTTTCGACCTTCGGCTTCTTCTTGCGCTTCTTGTCGTCCCATTCCGCGCCGGGAACGTGGTCTTTGCTCAGGGTTTGCATGGTCTTCTTCACCCGTTTGCCGGCTTCCCCTTTGTCGTAGCCCGCGCGTTCCAGCGCGGCCCATGCGGACGCCATCGCCACGGCCTCGGTCTTATTGGCCGCCAGTTGGCTGTTGACGACCTGCCGGAACATCTCTTGGCCGTCCTTGGACGGGATCAGGTCGCGTAAACGCTTGGGGAGTGTGTCGTAGGGCATCAGGCGGTCTCCGTCCATCCAAAGAAGCCGCCCACCACGTCGGCGGCTTTACTGCAACTGAAAGTCATGGCCACGATCTCGCCCGCAGGGATCGGGAACGGGCCAAAGGGCAGGGTCACGGCGTTGTCTTGCATGGCGATGCCGCCAACGGGATGCAGGATGCCCTGCTCCCCAAAGCTGTCGCCGTTGAAGAAAGATACCTCGGCCTTGATGACGACGCGGGCACCGGAACTGCCCTGCGACTCGGACGCCGTGCCTGCGTAGAGCGAATTGACCATAAGGCGGCGGCCTGCGGGGACGCGGTACATCGCTTGGTCAAACTGCACACCGCCCGAATTTAGCCGTGCGTAGGTCACGCCGCCGCTCGTGGCCGTCACATTCGCGGCCGCTGCGTTGTCGAGGCTGTATAGACCGTTGACGAAACGGATGTCCGTGGCCGTGGTCAGGACAGGCGTGGTGCCTGTGAGCGTGACTGTCTCCGTGCGCTCGACCAGATCGCCGTCCAGATAGACCAGTTTCAGTCGGCGGGTATCAGCGGCGCTCGACACGAAAGACAGTTGGATGGAGTCCGGCACGGTCAGCGTGGTGGGCATCCCTGTTTCCCACAGCACTTGGTCGGTAACGGACCCTGAAGTGACGTTTTCGCCAAACGCCGAGAACGGCTTGGCACCCGGCACCTCACCTCGCGCAATGTCCGCGAGATTGTTGGTGCGCCACAGGCGCTCGTGCCAGCTTTGTGTGCCCTGAACCATTACTCAGCCTGCTCCGGTGCGGGCGGCGTTGCGTTGGGCAGAACCTGCTGCTCGCGGTCAGGTTTGCCGTTCAATCGTTCGCCCGGTACGGTGACGGCAGGCGGTAAGCCCGCCGCGTTGCGGATAAAGTCGCGGGTGTCGTCGTCGGTCAGGTCGATGCCCGCGCCTGTGAGCGACTGGATGTAGAAGCCGAGCTGATCGAGGTCGATGGGCGCGATGCGGCCAAACTTGATCTCCGGCATGTCGTCTGCCGCCATGCCGTTCCAGCCGAGCAGTTTCGGCACAAGCTGGCGGTTCAGGACGCTGGTGATCGCGCTGACGTAGCCCTCAAGGGCTTTCAGGAACAGGTCGGACTTGGACTTGGACAGGGCGAAAGAGCCACGGTCGTTGGAGCCAAGGAGCACGAAGTCTGCGAGGGCCGAGCGGGCCATGTCCTGCGCGTAGCGTTGAATCACGATGTTGGTGTCGATGTCTCGCTTGCCTTGCGAGGCGATAAGTTCAAACTCGACAAGCCGGATCTCGGTCAGTTTTCCGTCCGCGTGTTCATAAACGTCCGAGGGCAGAACGATGTGACCCATCTCGTTGCGTTTCACGTCGCGGGCGATCTGGCTGATCTTGTTGACGAAGGCTTTTTTCGTGGCGTCGGCGTCGGGGTCCAAGTATTCAGACGGCACGCGGACTAAGGGCAGACCGTTCAGCTCGCGTTCGATGGCGATGGCTTCGATCTCTTGGATACGCCGCATAAAGTACCACGACGAGTACGCCGAGCGGAGCACAGATGTCCCTGCCGGATCGGACTGCTTGGACGCCGTGCGGAAGTGCAACAGTTTACTGATCGGGATATAGGCCGAGCGTGTCGTAGCGGTCTGGTAAACACCCAGAATGTCGCCGTTGATGTTGGACTCAAAGCGTTCGACCGTCCATTGCGCTCGCGGGGCCAGCTTTTTCAACGTTACCCAGCCTTTCGGGTGCTGCGAGGGCGGGCGGGCCACGATCTCGAACAGGCTGAAGCCGTAGGGCAGGAAGGAGAGCGCGTCGCTGATGAACATCTCGAATGTCGCGCCCTGCATGTTGTGCAGGCTGTACTCGATCAGGTCGCGGGCTTCTTCCGTACCGCCCTCGATCCGCACGGGCGTGGAACGGATCATCAAGTCCATCGCAGACAGGATCGCGCCGATGATCGCGTCGTTGGACGCCATCTCACGCAGGCGCTTGATGCCGCGCTGACCGCGCAGGTCGTTGACGAACTCGTCTTGGCGCTGGCCATAGCGCGGATCGGTGTCCGAGGCGACGCCGAGTTCCGAGTATCGGCCAAACTTTTTGATTTCGTTGTCGCTCATTGAGGTCGTCTCCACGCGGATTTGTGGGCGACTATACGGCAGATGTAGCGGTTTGCCAACCGGCGCGAATCAGTCGGGCGGTTGTCAAGGTGTCGGATTAGCGCGGCGCT